CGTGACCTCCTTAATAAATTAGCCCCCTAACGAGTTCCCGATACAGGAAGCCATCAGAGGGCTAATTTTTAATTAGGGGTAATCAAGCCTATCTTCATTAAGACTTGCTCAATAAAGTACCTAGGCGCTTGCTTACTATGTCCTTGGTTAAGAACTGAAATGTATTCAACAGGGTTTTCAATTACCCCTTCAACAAACAAAGAACTATTTTTTCTTTTTCTGCTTTTCCAACCAGAACGAGCCTTGCCTGTATCAACAGGAGTAACTACTCGTAAAGTTTCTGTAGCATAATCTATTCTTTGTTCCAGAGACATATTAGCTTGTTCTCGAACTTCTCTTTCAACTCTTTCGAGTTCTTGTTTGAAGTTCACGATATCTAAACTAATTTTATTCATTTATTTTTAAAATCAGGTTTCCAACCTGAATTGTCTCCATTTTTAGCTTTTAGCATTAATTCTAACATTTTACCTTTAGGAACTGCCTGATCGTTCTTTTGTTGCTTTATGCTATTTGTTTTAATCTGTTTTAAAGTTTGGAATATACTTTCGGCGCTTCCTTTTACACCCTGAGAACGTAACATTAAATAAGTTCTTTGATCTTCTCTCCAACCAACAGGTCTTCTGTGAAAAAACTCAAACCACTTTAAAAGCTCTTCATAAGGCATTTCATCTAAGAGTTTATAAACAGGCATTTTTAACTCATACGCTATTTCGAAAATAGATTCCTCTTTATCAGTTAGTTTCCCTCGGATTGTGCTCCTAAACCTGAGTATGCCATGATACTTTCGGAAAGAACATTTAATTCACCTAAAGGAAAAGTGTTAAAATCTTCATCGGTAAGTTGGTCTGCACCAACAACTGCAATTTTAATAACTGATTTTAACAAGTCAATTTGGGCATCATTTGCTTTTGATTTTTCACTTTTTCGTACTAAATCTTGTACTTTAAGAACTTCTGAGACTGATAGTTTTTTAATCTCTACAGACTCTCCCATAAAATCAACCGTTTTTAAAATATTTTTACCAACTAAATGTTTCATTGCAGTTTATCCTTTTCTGTAAACAAATCTTGATTATTAGCTTGAAAGTCATCAAGCATCTTTCTTACTGTGTGTAATACTGATAGAGTTTCTAAACACTCTTTTCCTTCTTTTGAATCTTCTTCAAAATCTTTAAAACGTTCAAAACTCTTTCGAATACTAATGTCTATACTACGCCGCATATGCCTAAACGTAGTACGCATTACAAATGCTTTACTAAATGGTTTATCCATAATATCTCTCTTATTATATAGGTAAGGAAGCCCCCAAAGGGACTCCCTAAAAAGTTTTTTATGGTAGTGTAGCTGGACCAAAGAAGTCTGATTGAGTAGACAAAGTAACTGTAGCAGTTGTTTGATCTGTCAATGCAGGGTTGATCAAGATAGCTTCAACTTTACCTTTGAAGTAAAATTCTGTGTTACCATATGTTAGTGCTGTAGCAGCAGTATCTAATGATGCAGCTTCTGTAGTTGCTTCTTCACACATCATAAAGCGGAAATAAACTTGTGTTCCGATTAGAGCATGAATGTCTGTCATGTCGTTAGCAACATAGTTAACAGTAACTTCTAGAGTAGGTGCGTCAGACTGACCTTGCACCTGAGAAGAAGAACTCTGACCATAAACTGGTACGTTAACGATGTTTGCAGGAGTACCAATTGAAGGGAACTCACGAACAGAAGGCATACGGTCTACATCAGCAGCATTTGCTGTTACGAATAGGTCAGCATAACCCGCTGCATTTTCTGATGCAGGTGTTGATGCGCCACTATAAATGTCTAGGTAGGTAAAAATACCTGCGCCTAGGGAATCAATATGAGCCATTTATTATTCTCCATATATTTTAAATGGTATTAAGTATCTAGCACTATAAAGTGCCTTATTAGATGGGTCTAGCCCTTCCACATTCAAATAAGATGTTCCAAGCTCAGTTCCATTTGTTAAACGTTTATTTTGTAAGCTAATATCTAGTATGTCAGAAATCGCCATAAGACGAGATTGTCCTTCACCAGCTTTTACAAAAATCTTAACGGCAACAAGACCTTCAAGTTGCTTTCCACCGCCGTGAGCATTATTTTCACTGTTACTAGGTAATACGTTAAGTCTACAAAACTCGTTCTGATCATCAATAGTACCTTGATAGTTATCAGGATAAATATCGATATTATTTGCAGTCCAAGTTGCGGAACCAAATACAGTTTCAATATCGTCTAAAACATTATCATACATTAGACTTTCTCCTTAGTTAGGATAGCCGTAATAACGAAATTATTGTCAGTATAATCGATAATGTTATAAACTTTAGAATCAACAGTTAATACATCATATACTGAAATATCAACCCCTGACTTCATAAGAGCCGTAGTTGTAAATCCTTCACCTGAAGGTTTCTGAGTAGATTCAATAATAACATCTACAGTTTGACTACTAATAGTACTAACTGTTTGTCGAGTATTAAAGTCATAACTAGAAACTGCTTTAGTAGAAAGAGTTCCTTGCTTAACAAGATCACCTGCAGCAGTAAAAGCTTTATTAACAGCAGTAGTTACTTTTGCAGAAAGTGACATTAGTTAGCCCTCCACCAACTGGAACCCATACCGAATGACCCTCTTCGAATAAGTGGTCTTAATGGTTTAATTACAAAAGCTGGTGTAATAGAAATCCTAGTTACATCGTTATTACTATCAGATAAACTGATTGATCCGATACTAATGCTTTCATAAGTTTGAGTAGTTTGAGCTAACAAGTCTTCATTGTTTAACAAATGTAATGCTTGTTCGTAAACGCCTATTTTTACAAGATCTGGTATCGTAGAATCTGAGATAGAAATCTCTTGACCCATACGAGGATCATAGTAACGAGCGTTTTTACGAGGCCAAGCAAGAGCTTGAGAAGAGCTAACAGCCGATCCAATCCAAGGATTGTTGTC